ACTCCAACAAATGTTGAACTAAATGAATATGTTAATTCTTCATTTGTATTGAAGAAATGATTAGGTATCGTAAATATACCTGTTGTTGTGCTTAATATACCTGAGTTAGGATTAAATGTTTTTGCGTATATTGGTGTACCTTCATGCTTTAGATCAAATTTTGTTTTATTTGCTCTTCTACCTTCTAATCCATCATATGTTGATAAGAATACTTCTTGTGATACCGTTCCGTATGATAATTTTGGAGGTGTATTATCAAAATCATTAATGGTATAGAACACCTGATTATATGACTGAACCTCTATAAGTGATGTAAATTCAGAATCTGGATAGAAACGTAAGTTTATATCATCGCCACTAATTTCTCCACCAAATGTACCTATACCTGTTGTTGAACCGATTGAAACAAATGGATATTGAACAGTTAGAATATCATCTGCGTCACGAATTGAAACTATTTGATGTACTGCTGATGTTTCTCCACAAGAAACTCTAACAAGAGATTTTACAGAACTATCAATGTTTTTATTTAAGGTTGTATAAGTTATTGTGCTTGTAGTTCCAGTCGCATAACCAGATTCAAGTCTTACACTTCTCTCTGCACCTGGTGGTTGATCTGATACAGAAAAACGATATGTCCCTATCCCACTAGTTGTTGTGCCTAATCCAACTATATTTGCTCTTGTTTCTAGTCCATTACCAGTATTATCATTAATTTGTAATTTAATTAAATTATTCTCAAATTTTGCAGTTATAATACCAACTGCACTTGAACTACTTGATAATTTTTTATCAACATAAATTTGAGATATTGCAGTATTAGTCCCATCAAAATCTACTATGACTTCGTTATAGTTAACATCTTTCGTTACTGCATCTTCGACATAAATGTTTGCATATAAAGTATTAAAGTCTGTTTTAGGAAATTCAACAATTGATACAGTTGTTCCAGTAGCAACATTCACATTAACACCTGTAAGTCTTGTATTACCGATTGAATTTGTGTTAATACCAACTAAATCTGTATTGAAGTCTATTTTTAGAACCTTAATATCATGATCTTTAGTAAACTTGTCTGTTGGGTTAAATAATAAATTTTTATCTCCAGAGGTTGTTATCTCAGTGCTAAAGTCACCTAACTTAAGTGTTGTAAAATCATTTGTTTTATCAAATAAAATAACATCATCCTCATCTGTTAACACAACTAATTCACTAAATTGAGTATCAAAAGTATCAGGATCAACAATTTGTATAAGATAATTTCCAAAATCAGCATCTAAAGTTTCAACAACACTATTATTCGCAGAAAAACCAACGCTTGAAAACTCAGAACTAATATCATCGTGTATTAACACTCTATTCGAGATACATCTAGAAAAGTCAGTTAATATTTTAGTTGTAAATTGTAAATTTTTTGATTTATTATTGAGTGTATCAAAATCTTTAACAAAATCAAAATTGTTTATCGCATCTACTCTGTTATTTTCATTAATTACATCAAGTATTATTGTTGATAATGATGTAGAACCAGTTCCAATCTTAACATCAGCTTTGTTTTCAATAGATGTATCAGCAAAGTTTTTTAATCCAGCAGGATGAACTATACGATTTACTGGACTCACAAAAGTATCCCATACTATGGGACTCTTAACAGTATAAGATAAATTTTGATAGTAATCATTATCTGGTGTGACTTGATAATCTTCACTTAATTTTCCAGTATTGTCTAACCACCCATACTCTTGTCGATTTGAGAAATCAATATTAAATCTTGCTTTTTTATCTGTTATTGATATTATCTCAGCAGACACACCACTTATTTTACCTGTTACTCTATCACCAACTTTAATTTTATATAATCCATCTATTTTGATGTAATCATCTCTTATTTCAACAACGACTAAATCTGTTTTTTGATTTCCTACATTTAATTTTTCATTTAATTCAAAGACACCTCTGTTCTGAATAGGTTGTATATCAGGATAGTTTTTCTTATTAATTAAAGTTGCATAACCAGATTGAAATGTTTTTGCAATACCTGGATTAGTGGTTAAACCAGCTAAACTGAATACTAATTGAGAAGGAGTTCCAGCGATATAATCTTGAACATCAAAGAATTTATAACTATGATCTTCAGAATTAAATCCGTCACCAGTGACAGTGGTATTAGTTGTAATTCCTCCTTGCGTAGCACCTATACCAGCCTCTCCAATTCTTAATAAACCTTCAACGAATACTTCATCACCTATTGCAAAAGGTTCTGTTACAAATCCATTTGTAGGTGTTTCAATAAAACAAGTAACAACACCTGCATTTGGATATGGTGCTAATATAACTGAATTAATTCCAACACCATTAGAGTTGTTAATAGCAACAATTCTATGATTAATCGAGTCTAGTCCATTTACAGGTGCTATTACATCAACATTTGATATTGTCTGATTAGGAACAATGGCTTGTAAAGATGCATCATCAACAACATTATTTGTTATAGGATTAAATAATAATAAATTAGGTGCACTTGAATAATCGCTACCTCCATTTACAATTTCCACACTATTCACAGTATCTAAATTATCAATTCCAACCACTGGAGGAATGAAAGCTTCTGGACTTAATGTTTTATCTGAGGAATATTCGTAACCAATATCAACTATTCTTACTTTTTTTATCTTACCAACCGTATTTGATGTTGCTTTAATATTGGCATCTGTGCCATTAATGCTTTTAATAGCGTTAAATTGTGGTAATTTTTTATAATTATATCCTGATGATAAAATTTTAAATTCTTTTATTGTCCCTACTACATTATTAGATTTGGTAGAATATTCAAGTTTTTCACATTCATTATCAGCATATCTTAAAAATTCTGGAACATTCGGTGATATATTAAATGTTTCAGACGTAACACCAGATATTTTATATTCACCGTTGTAAATGCTATCAATGAATAATATTTCTGAATAATTCGGAACATCTGTATCAGATGTGCTTATGAATCCTCCTTTTGATAGACCGTAATATAATTTATTTGGTGTAGATGAAGAATATTGAACAGTTAAAGCTGCACCAACAACAGGTCTATCAGGAGATGTTCCTATACCAATTGTCCCAACACCAATAACATTAAATGTGGTAGAGTCTTGTGAACTTAGATATTCATTTGTCAGTTCTTTATCATAGAATAATTTAAAGTCAAAATCTGCTAATGTTGTGTTTGATAAACCAAAAGTTAATTTTTGATTTTTAACAATAGTAATTCGTGGATTTATTGGAGCTATTGATTGATTTGCACCACCAGTATTCGCTGTAATCGCAACAGTTTGCACTGGAATTTGCGAAACATCTCTTAGAGTCTCTCCCAACTCTATACGTCTATCACTAACTTTATAAACATAATACAAACCTGTTGTTAATCCAGTTGCAGCACCATCATATAACACTTTATCACCTGTACTAAAACCATGATCAACTAAATCAAGACGATTAGTTTCAACGTCTGATGCACCAAATATTATTGGATTTATGATTAACTTCTCAAATTCTGAATTATATCTTACAGATACGGGAGTTGTAGTTCCAATACCTACTGCTAAATTAGGAACTACATTCATTTTAACAATATCACCATTTTGTAAATTATGAGTTGTTGTTTCCGCTGCACCTATCTTCGTTGTTACAGTACTAACAACTTTGTCAACATCACCAAGAACTTGTGTGTGTAATGATGTTAAATTATATAATCCTGAACCGATACCTGAAACACCATTTCCTAAGAAATATAAACCATCACTTGTATTTGCTACACCTGCTCTTGTTGTAACTAACCCGATATAATTTTCGTCTTTTTTAATAACAAATACATTTGTTGATGTTTGTCCAGTAAATGGTAATTCAAATGAGCCAACAGCACTATTATTAGGTGATACATCAAATTCTGAATTAGAGACATTTGGTCTTGTTAGTGTAATTTCTTGACCTGTAGTAAATGGGTGATTAGGTAAATATATTGCTCTTTCAGGTATTGCAACTTGGGATACTGTCTCACCAATAAAATAATTGGTTGAATATCCAACATTGTCAGTTCCAATACCTATAGATTGAACTCCGTTAAAGTAAACAATATCATTTATTTTTGAGTCAAATTTATTAATCTTAACAGGAACAGTAAATCTGTTGTTTAAAATATCTACATTAGAACCAAAAGTATGTGCTACCCCTGCGTTTCTGAATATTCTTATTACTTTATTTTTATTAAAAACATTAAGCACTTTTAACGTTTCTGTTGAATTACCTACACCAATTCTTAATGTTCCACCAATTGAGACTGTATTTGGAATTTTATTAACAAATATATCTTGCACCACTCCACTGGAATTACCAGTTGTCATTGACTTTCCTAATGAAACTGTATCTGTGCTTACACCAATCTTAAATGAATCTGTTAATGCTGGTATTGAAGTGCTTAATCCTGATATAAACACTGAATCCTGATTATTGAGCTCAATAAATGGTAGAATATTTACCTGAACTTCACCATAATTTTTCCAAGTAAAAACAGCATTATTAAAACGTGTTAAAGTTGTTTCAATATTAGATATACCAATACCAACTATTTCAGAAACTTCAGCACTAAACCCAGAACCCTCCGTATCATCATGGTTAAATGAAGTAAGATCTCCAACTTTATATCCTAACCCACCATCTAGAATTTGTATATTATCAACACCACCTTTAGTCACTGCTTCAATATTAGAAACTTGTCGTATAAATTCGTTTGATTCCTCAATAAAATCATTATCAGCAAACTCTTCATTCACATTATATGGTTTTGTATTTCTAATTAAATTAGAATTATTAAACTCAAAATCGTGATTTAATATAAGATTATCATTTATTAAAGGTGATCTATAAGTATTACCAATAAAATATGGATAAACTCCTTCAATTTTATTAGTAGATGTACTTAAACCAACAGTTGCAAAATATGCATATATGCCATTAGGAAATTCAGGAGTTTTACAGAATCTACCATTATGAATATCTAAATCACCAGATCCATCAAAAATATAATCATCTACAAAAAATCCCTCATTAAAACCACTTGGACGATTGATTACCTTAATTATATTTTTCTTGTAAGATGATGTTAATATTTTAAGTGATGAATTTATGTTATCTGGATCTGAATAACCAAAAGGACCATATATTGGATTACCGTCATATGCCCAACCAATTATTGGTGAGTGACTTGTAATTTTTTCAAATTCACCATTTGTTTTAATATCAAATGTTTCTTCAAGATTTAACGCTGTAGATTGAGAATATCCTGAGACAGCAAATGTCAACGATTCATCTCTTGTTATTAAATTTTCATCTCCAAATCTTTCAGTTGTGTTAACAGTTAAACTTCTTACTCTCGCACCAAATAAACCGTTCTTACCAGTTTCCATTGCACGAACTTCAGTTGTTAAACTACTGTAACCAATTCCAGAGTTTATTACAACTGTGTCTGTTATAGAACCATTATTAATAATTGGTCTTATAATCGCTCCTGTGCCAAGTTCAGTTGATGAAACAACAATATCTGGCAATGAATTATATTGTTCTCCTTGATTAGTAACTATCACATCTTCAATTTTCCCATTACTAATAACTGCTCTTAATTCAGCATCTTTACCATTTTGTATTGAAATATCTGGTTTTATCTGATGATTAAGTATACTAGATCCATAGTTTGTTCCCTGCTCGTACAAATATGCACCCGTAAATGAACCTCTAACAACTGGAGTAAAATTAATTGTTCCAGTAACTGTAGATCCATATGATACTTCAACATTAACTTTAATATCAGGATAGGTAAATGTTTGATATCCAGTTCCTGTAGATCCCAAACCTACAAATTTACCTCTATTAAAGTTACTACTTACTGTTGCACCTATTCCAGCATCTGCTAATTTAAATGAATTATCATTAATCTTCATAACATAATAAGAAGATGTTGTTGATAATCCTTGAATCGCTTTAGGTTGTGTAGAACCCAATCCTACTGTTGGAGAATAATTTACTATTTCTCCATTAGAGAATCCATGATTGATATAATTAATGGTATCAAAAGATGTTGAAATACCTGTTGGATTAACTCTTAGTTTTCTATACTGATAACCAGAACCTTCATTTATTACTCTAACATTAAGTAGTGTATTCTTTGTTTCTGTTCTAAACTTATGAATACCACTAGCAGCTGTATCTGTTGCTAAACCAACTGTATTAATACCTGCTATGCCTGTTAAAGAGTCTACTTTAGTATTAAATATTCTAACAGTCGTTGGATTTACAACTCTAACAAAATAAGGATCACCATCTGATAATGTACTCGTAATAGTATTAGTTGCATCATATGCATTGCCAATTCCGATAGATGGATTTCCTTCATTTCTATAAAATACTTTTTGACCATTCTCAAGATTGTGCTCCGTCTTGAATGTGATTGTTTCATCATTAATATCAATTCCACCATTAAAAAATATATCTCTACTATCAAATGAAATATCTCTAAATCTAGCTCCTAGAACTGGTTCTAATACACATCCACTGCCATTACCACCAGTGAGTGATATATTTGTAACTGATTGTATATCAAAATCTTGTGGATCTACAAATACCTTTTTAACACTTCCTGAAATTATTGGTTCTGCTAACGCTGTAATGCCAGAACTTGCTTCTATACTTATTATAGGGGGATTTATTACATCATAATCCTCCCCACCATTTAATAATTCTACATCCTCTAATGGACCAAAGAATATATTATCGTCGGATACTGGTGAATGTATTTGCACACCGTCAATTAAAATACCAATATCATTTACAGTTTTATCTTGATTAGATGAAACAAATAAATTTTGTGACAATGGTATTCTTCTTAAAATCTTATCAGCATCAAGATTTCGATTAGCATGTCTCTGTAATATAAAATTATGATTACCTGCAGTGGTGGAACCAATACCGACTTGTATTGTACTTGCCGAACCAATTTGACTTCTGGAATTATATAAGGCAATTCTAGATATTTGTGAACCTGCAGGTTCTGGTTGAGGATCAACATAATACACTCTTCCAGAGGATAATCCTACTATTTCTTCAATATCAGGTTCGTATATAATTGCATCACCTTGTATAAGTTTTAATTCAGAATTTGCAGATGGAGTAAAACGAATGAAACTGTATAAATTATTCAATGGATTTAGTCCATCAAAATTACTTGAATTTGCAGCACCTACTATACTTTCTTTTGTGACATCTAAATTAATGTCATAACTTGGTAAAGAGTTGGATGCCACATAACCATCAACACTAGCATCTGAATAAACATTTAGAACATCGGAAATTAATACATCATTTCCAGATTTAATCGAAATACCTGTACTATTTGCTCTCTCAATAACTCTACGAATATCATAAGTTTCATTTGATTGGAAAGGTATTGTTAAATTTTGATTTATTACTCCAATTTGATTTAAAGTTGTATCAACAGTTGAAACATTAAATGAACCAATTACTACTTGTTCATTTCTTTTTAATATCTCAAACTGATCACCTACTTTTAATGATGACTTGTCGATAGGTGTTTTTAATGTGTATGGACCTTGCCCCTCAACTTGAAATCTTGAACTTGTGTTATATTTCCAAGAGTTAGCGTATATTTCTTTGTAATTTGAATTATTATTATCAATTTTTTCACCTACATTTTTTACAAATATATTTTCACCCTCATTTACTAAATTAACATCGGATATAGGCACTAATTCTGATAATACACCAGTTATTCGTAAATCAACTCTCTTTGATAAATCACCATTTTCATATCCAAAAATAGTCTCATTTGATCGAATATCATCAGCGGTATTGATATCAACATTTATTCCAGTGCAACCAAAAAATTGATTGATTGATTTTGATGTAAAATCAATGGTATTCTGACCACTTATAATTGTACCTGTTGTGCCAAATCCAACAGTTGAATCAACAGAAATCACACTTGCATTAACTTGCGAACCGCTAAGTGCCTTTGTTTTACCAGGTATTGTAAATATGCCCTGAATTAGATCCCTATCATTATATCCTACAAATAATGATAATTTGTAATATGTTTTACTATCTCTTGTAAATATTTCTACTTCTGACACTGAACCACTAGTATTCAAGTCATCAGATTTAAATATTGTTTGACCAACCAAATTTTGAGGATCTTCTCCAGATACTAAATCCGCAACAATAACTTCTCTACGAATGAACTCTGAACTTGAGGGTTTAATAAGATTAGATTCAAGATCTAATATCTTCGCATCAACTCCATACAAGACCTTAAAGAGAACTCTTATTGACTCTTCAATACCTTTCGACTGATAGAAAGAGCGAGCAAACTTTATAAAGTTACCAACGTCTAGATTTTCAGCAAAATTATTATTTTCAAGACCTGGTAAAAATGTTTTCTTTAATTTTTTATAAAACTCCTGAACAAATAATACAGAAAGATTAGTGATAGATGAACCAGAAGAATGAGAATCTGCAGATGTGCTCTCGAACTTTAAGGTTTCTTTATTTACATCTAGTAATGATGACGATACTCCTACATTGTAACCAGTGACTCCACTAAATCCACGAATACAACCTGTAAACGAATTAGTTGTGATGCCAGTATAAGATATTATTTCATTATCTATTTTTAATAAACCATATTCGCTTGGAAAACCTTTAGTGCTAGGAACTGTGATTGTGGTATCTGTAGATGATATCTCTGCAGAAATACTTGTTATTCCAACAACAACTTCTGGTACTAGATTATCTACTCTTAGATATTGATCAAAATTATTAATTAAATCACTTGGTCCTCCTTGAAATTCTTGAGAAATATAATATTGCTTAAAAAATTCTGTGGCATTTGGAAAATCAGCGAGTATAAACTCAGGTAACTGATTTTCAATTATTGTATTGACCTTTATTCTTTTGTCAAATTGTGACATAAATTATTTCCTCTCTAAAACTCCATTTGAGTAACTTGAGGTAAAGTAATCTCTAGTGAAAACAACACCTGAAACATCTTCTCCTGATGCAATAACGTCTTTCACCATATTTATGGAGGTATTAGAAACGTCAAAACTGACAAACAAATCCTTTAATCCAACAACATCATTTGATTCGGGATATGCCTGAACTTCAATAATATTGTTCTGACTAACTGTGGAAGCGAAATTAATTGTGTTCAATATAACTTCTCCTTTTTTATAGTCAACACCACCTGCATCTTTTATCAAAACAACCTGTTGATTTTTATTATTTTTCGCCACAACACTAATTGTTCCTTTCATACTTCCATCAAGATTACCAGAAGCATCTTTATTTGGAATATCTGTAAGATATGCAATACTTGTAGAACCAGTTAATGTAAATCCAGTGCTCTTTATATTAAAACCTGCTGGATTAATATAAAAACGATTACCAAAACATAACTCATATTGTGCAAATTGATTAAGAAGTGCTTTTAAGTCCCTTCTTATAATCACTCTTGTAATATTAGAGGTAATACCATTATCAACTCGATCAATTAATTGATTAATTTTACTATACTTAAATCTTCCACCAAATTTATTAATTTCAATATTATCAGCATATAATTTTAATGCACTAAGAATATTACTTCTTAAATTAATATCTGAAGATATTTGTGCTGGATTGTAATAAACATATGAATCAAGTTCAACATATAAAATTTTTAAGTCTACTATTTCAGAATTTATACCAGCGATTGCATAACTCTTAAGTTTATTTTTTATCTGTGTTTTATCAAAATCAGATACAAATGTACCATTCTTTGGTTTAATACTGATTTGCACTTTACCAAACTGAGGTGGATCTAATTCCTCACCTCCAACGACTGCAACAGATTCTGTTTGTGGAAATATTGTTGATATTATTGCCTCATAGTCTCTTGGTGTAACTGCTCTATACTGTGCCGAGTAAAGTCTTGGAGCAAAATACTTGATAGATGATACATCTTCTACATCTGACCCATTTGTTGCATTTCTAACAGTGGTTATATCAACACTATCTGATGGTGTAAAGAATGTGCCATCATCTTTTACAAATGTGCCTTGAAAACTAAAATTAGAAGGACCATTACCACCTAATCCCTCAGTTACAATATAAGTTGCTGTTATAACTTGATTATTTTCGAGTTTTTTACCAAAAAGACCATCACCAAACAATATTTCATATTTTTCATCTTGAACTTCCTGAGTTAGGTAAATTTCAGATGTTTTACTTAGATTAAGTATATTGTCTACTTGACTATATTTTCTTCCTAAACCAGAATCACCGATTCCTGCAACAAAAACTCTCAATGTGGATGAATCAATACCTGGACTATCAATAATATACCTTTGATCGATAGTTGTATCAACACGATAGACTCTCTGTAGATATGTGCCTTCATAGATTGTTATATCATTATCAAACTGTGCAAAAGAATTACCATTTATATTCTTAACTCTTGAACTTGTGATGTTATCAGGTAGTGAAAATCTAAAAGTTGTATTCTCAACATTACCTATACAGACTAGTCCTGAACGCAATGTTATTGACTTTGGAGTAGCGTCAGTTGTTGCACCTAAGTCTATATCACTTAATTTAATTAACGCTGTTGCAGAGGTTTTTGAGCGTGGCACATAACCAATATTACGAGCGAGAGAAACAACATTTTCACGAACTGTAGCAGAATCTAAAAATGCCTCATTTGCAACCAAGTTTGCATTAAACGAGTTGATGTAAGTATTATATGCTAAAGTATCAATCAGAACTGAAAAGTTAGAACCCTCAAAATCAAAATCAGTAAAATTAGAGTTTGATCTTAAAAAATCTTTGATTTGAGCTTTGATATCTTCAAAGTCTAAACTAGTAAATTGAGTAAAGGGCATATTATCTCGTTGGTTCTAAAAGAAAGGTAAATGATTGAGTTGGAACTTCAAGTCCAATGATATCAAATAAAACTTTAACCTCTAATTCGTTCTGATCAGGGTTTGCGACGACCTCAACCCCGATTTCACCAACTCTTGGTTCAAAGTTTCTGATAGTTTCACGAATTTGATCCTCTATAATAGTTACAGTTGATGCTGAAAAGTTGTCAAACAGTGAATCTCTGATATCGGTGCCAATTAAAGAGTTAAAAAATCTCTCAGTTGGAATTGTTTCGACTAAATTCCTAACTGATCTTGTAATCGCACGTTCATTAAGCAGCACAGGAAGGTCTTTAGTCACTGGATGAGGTGAAAAAGACAAACTTATATCCTTAAATGCTCTTGAGGTGCGTTTTATCGCCATTAATTGATACTTTTAGATTTATTTATACCCAATTGCTGACGATTTAATCAAAAACATTTTTAAAATCTTCTTCTAATACCTCTTCAAGGTAATTTTTATCCCAATAATCATAATATTCTGTTTTTGCGAGTTTTTTTCTTGCTTCTGTAAGATCTTTTCGTGGTTGACAGAGCACTAAATTGTATTTTCCATTATTTGTTTGCACTCCATTGATAAAAGTCTTTGATTTTCGATGATCTGCGATAAATTTATAGTTTTTATAGACACGATTATAGTCATCTACCATTGCATAAAGAAAATCTGCGTCATGATCATCCTCAACAGCATAAATTACGACCTCCCAACCCCATCGTGGACGTACTTTTCGTAATTGTTCGTCTAAAATGATAAAATTTGCCTTTGATGCATAGGGACATACTGCAAAATTACCTAATTCTGGTCTATTTTTGGATAATTCTTGTATCCAACGTAAAATATAGTTATACTTCTTCTCTTTCATCAGGTGTAGTCCAGAAATAATCATCACAATCACCTAATCGACCCCATTTGACATCATTTTCAACTTCAAAGATACGTGTTGATACCTTAAAATCAGGCATTTTAACATTCTGAGGTGTCATTGAGGTATCAAAGATGCGACATCGATTGTTTGGATAGAGACAAAACTGCCCATTTCGTAATTGTATGAGATTAAATGACTTATGTTCATCGGGCATCTCACTTGTTGACGCATCAATCTGATCAAAATCACCGTGATAGTTGTCTAAAGTGCAAATATACTGTCCTTTTTGATTTCCAAAGTGTCTTGTACGACATTCCCATTCCATTGGAGCGACAAATTGCTTGACAATCACCGTAAAATCATAGTCCATACAGTTCCAAAACTGTAAATTGACTAAATCCATATCAGGATCAGGTGTTTTTGGTGCCGAGAGAAAAGCGGATATGGGTAATTTATCGTACATTGCCCCATAATCAGGTAAGTAAGTCTCAAAATAGAAGGCACGACCTTGAATTGACTTGGCACAGACCCAAATTCCCTCTACAAACTCTCCATAACCCGATTGAAAGTCAGTTAAGTATTCTTTTCTCACCCATACCTTCTTTGTTGGAAGGTTTGCAATTAGTTTTGACATGTCTCAAAGAAGTTAGAAATTTCATATCCATCAAGTTTTGCTTTATAATCTGCCTCTTCTCCCAAATAATAGTAATCATAACCCAATCTCTTATATAATGCACACTCACTTTTGTTTGCAACGTGACCCAGACTCAGTTTCTTGTTTCGATAGTTCCAAGCAAACTGATCTGCCCATACACTATTTACGCTCTTAAATTTATATGCAAGTGTAAATGCCACTAAATCATTGCCATCATAGTAACCGATGATATCCGAATGTGGTAACTCAAACTCTTCCTGAAAGATTGGCACAACATCATCAAACTTCTTATAGGTTACATACTCACGATAGATTTCAAGACACCGATGAAAAGAAGAACTATCAAGAATACGATAATTACCATACTCTCGATAGTTCGTGTCCTTGAGTCGGATTCGACAATACATTATTTTTTCTTCAATAAAGATGCACGATAGTCAGTAATCAGATATCGACAGTATTCATTTCCATTATAATAGAAGTCTTCCGACATATCGACAGGTATTTGACCACGACAGCCATACTTATCGATTCTTTTGAGTTTCATTTTCCTTGTCCTCGGTATCTCTTGCGAGCCGAGTTACGAGAGGTCGCTGAATATTTAGAATGCTTTCCTCTTCCTTGTCGAGTCTTTTTGGGTCGAGCATCACGATTATAAGCACTCCCTGATAACATTCCTGCCATTTAATTTTCCTCCTTGATTGGTTCGTAAGTAATGTCTTTTTCAATTTTTTCACCAGTGACATATTGTTCAACTGCATAATCCTCAAGTCGCTCCATTAACTCTGATTCTGAAACGTTCCAGAAAACGACCTTTCCTTTGCGAAGTATGTTATACCTTGTCATTTTTAGATAATCCTAAGTAAGTGAATATAATTACTAAAATTACAATGTAAATCACTCCACTCATTCTATATAATCCTCATCTTTTCGTGACCAACACGAATTCGTGGGTCGCACCAAATCTCAAAACCTGCTTCCTTTGCATCGAGACAGAATGATACGTCCTCACCGCACATATCCTGAACTTCTCCTGACTCAAAGATTTGCATCTTTGGTGCAAACCAAGGATAAGGCATTCCTTCGTGCTCAAATACACCATTCTTAATGAGTAACCAACCAAAACCAGTATAGTCAACAGTGAAAGGTTTCTTTCTCTTACTGATACTTTCAATGGTTTCGTGATTCATTACACCACCATTGGTACGAAAATCATCTTCATCTAACCAGTGAGCAACGGAAGTTGTCTTTCCATCCTCTGTACAATACCAACCTGCAACGATTTGTCTCTCTTTATTGGGGTCAACGTTTAACTTAAATCCTTTCTGTTCAACATCCTCTCCCTTTTCATTCTTCACGACTTGCTTGACTTCTTCTTTCGTAACAGCTTCTGCTGGAATTGCATTCAGTACTAACTGATAGAACTTCTCTGTGTTGAATACAATATCTGAGTCAATCCAGA